TATATTTAATAACCAGTGTTCGGTTTTACCCGTTCCAACGGGTTATCTTATATAGCAAGAACTTATTAAAAGTTCTAGCGAACTCGCTTCGCTAGGGCTTCACTCGTTCGATATAATATATAAATATCGAACCTACTTCGTAGGAATGCGCCAGAGTTATGCCGTTATTTTATTGGCGTGATAGGTGTTATATACAGCCCTCCAGAGGGCGACTAGATGGGACACTTAATGGGACGTAAAGCCGGTAAGCAAGATATGTCCAAGGTGGAAGCCCAGGAGCGAGTTCTTATCCAACTAGCCCAGGGCAACACCATAACTGGTGCTATGGCTACCGTCAACCGTAATGACACAACTTTTAGACAATGGGTGATGAACTCACCTGAGTTTAAGGAACGCTCCGAGAAAGCCCGCCTGGAAGGTAAGGGCGTCAAGGCTGACCTCAAGGAGTTAAAGGACATCGAGTTCCCTGACTTCTGTGAGCAATTCCTAGATACCAAACTCTTCCCCCACCACCTCAACTGGTTCGATATGATTGAGGGTCGGGAACCTAGATGGCTACATCCGGCTATGACCTATGAGCAATCTGCTCTTAATAGAATCTTGATTAACGTACCACCCGAGCACGCCAAGTCTACGGTCATCACGACCAACTATGTCGTCTACCGAATTGTGACTAACCCTAACACTAGAGTCATTATCGTCTCTAAGACTCAAGGTATGGCTCGTAAGTTCCTTGGAGCAATCAAGACCAGGTTAAGCCATCCGGCTTATACCAAGTTGCAGGTTGCCTTCGGACCTAATGGTGGCTACAAGGCTGATGCTACCCAGTGGCAAGCAGATATGATTTACCTAGGTACTGGCAGAGATTCAGGCGAAAAAGACCCAACGGTTCAAGCCCTCGGTATCGGTTCCCAGATTTACGGTGCCCGTGCCGACTTGATTATCGTCGATGACGCTGTGATGGGTTCAAATGCCCACGAGTGGGAAAAACAGATGGACTGGCTTCAGAAGGAAGTTATCACCCGTCTTGGTAGACACGGTAAGTTAATTATCGTTGGAACCAGAGTGGCACCGATTGACCTCTACAAGATGCTCCGTGACCCAGGGCAGTGGTCCGGTGGCAAGTCACCTTTCACCTACTGCGCTATGCCAGCCGTTCTTGAGTTTGATGAGAAGCCCGCTAACTGGAAAACACTTTGGGCTAAATCAGACCAACAAGAAAACGAATTGGATGAACCAGATGAGAACGGACTTTTTCCCAAGTGGGATGGACCTTCTCTCTTTACGCGTCGCTCTGAAGTCGCTCCCTCAGTATGGGCTATGGTCTACCAACAAGAAGACGTCCAAGAGGACAGCATCTTCTCACCAGTATGTATCCAAGGTTCTGTCAACGGAATGCGAAAGCGTGGACCACTTAAAGTAGGAACCGCTGGACATCCAAAGCATTTAGAATCTACCTACACAGTTATGGGTCTTGACCCTGCTATGGCAGGAGCCACAGGTGCGGTTATCTGTACTTTCAACAGAGCCGACGGAAAGATTTACGTACTTGATGCAGTCAATATGACTGAGCCAAGTCCAGCAAAGATTCAAAATCTGATTGAAGACTGGGTTGAGAAGTACAAGCCCCAGGAAGTACGAATCGAAATTAACGCTCATCAGAAGGCTTACGCCCTGGATGATAACTTAAGAAACTTTTTAGCCCAGTATGGGTGCCAGTTGAACTCACACTTCACTGGTAAGAACAAGTGGGACACATCCTTTGGTGTGGCATCTATGGCAATGCTCTTTGGCAATGCACGTGATGGACGATTCCAAGATAACAACATCATCGAACTGCCTTCTAATGAAGGCTCCGAAGGTCTTAAGACTTTGGTTCAAGAGTTGATTACCTGGAAGCCTGACACCAAGAACCCTACCGACTGCGTTATGGCTCTATGGTTTGCGATTATTCGCATCCGTGAGTTGATGCAACAGTCATCCAGAGTGGGACAGTACCAAACAAACCGATGGGCTACTAGGGCGCAGATGTCCACACGTGGCTCACTCAATCTCGACGAAGCCTTTGCAGAGCAATGGGCACAAAACTACGGATAGGAAAGTAAAATGGCAAATTCAAGAAACTCAGCAGGAATTAATGACCGTGGTGGAAAAAGTGTAAATCCAGTTTACAAGGCTGTCAACACTCTTACATCTTACGTTGGAAACGTATCACGCGAATTGCGTGATGTTCCAACAGCAATTGGAACAGGCTCTTTAGGAGAAACAAAGTTACAACTTAAAGAAGCAGCAGCAGCAATTACTGCTAATCAGCGCGGACGTTCAACACAGCACACCACCGCAACTGGTGAATTCTCTCCAGGAACAAAAATTCGCGGCACAAAGAAAGAAACAACTTACAAAAGGTCTTACAAAAAGTAAATAATTTTTCCCTTTAATCGTTAGGACAACAATGGCATTATCAATGGAGCAGGTAGCAGCACGCGTACAATCGCTGCGCTATCGCAATCACGAGCGCGATGCTCGCAACCTCGATGTCCTTGCTGTCCGCAAAGGAAAAATCTCTGAGGTTTACCCAGACTTCTTCCCAGATGGCGTAGATGCAAACGTAGTCGCAAACTTTATCGACATCGTAGCCCGTGACTTATCTGAAGTAATGGCTCCGCTTCCAGCGGTTAACTGCTCTGCAGCCAATGCGGTCAATGACCGTGCACGTTCTTTTGCAGACAAGCGTACTCGTATTGCTGCTAACTATTTCCAACATTCTGATTTGGCTGTACAGATGTACTCAGGCGCTGACTGGTACATCACATTTGGTTTCGTCCCTTTCATCATTGAATTAGACGAAGAAAGCAAACTGCCTCGCATCCGCGTAGAAAACCCAGTGGGGGCTTACCCAGAGTTTGACCGCTACGGACGCTGTGTTGCATTTGCAAAACGATATATGATGACACTAGGCGAACTCGTTACTCAGTTCCCTGAATACGATTCAATGCTCCTTGGACCTATGGGTTACAAGCAGGACTTGAATGCTCAGGTTGAGTTAATTCGCTACTACGACAAAGACCAGTCAGTCATCTATATTCCATCAAAGGACAATCTAGTTCTATCGAAGGCTGCAAATCCTATCGGTAAGATGATGGTTGTTATTGCACGTAAGCCATCTATCGATGGTGAACTACGTGGACAATTTGATGATGTTCTTGGTATCCAATTGCTACGCAACCGCTTTGCGTTGCTTGCAATGGAAGCAGCAGAGAAGAGCGTTCAGGCTCCTATCGTTCTTCCACAGGATGTACAGGAACTACAGTTGGGTGGAGATGCGGTCATCCGTACATCCAATCCAGCAGGCGTTCGCCGCGTGGAACTCAATGTACCAGCGGGAGCATTTACAGAACAGCAACTACTCAACCAAGAACTACGAGTAGGTGCACGTTATCCTGAAGGACGTACAGGAAATATCGATGCCTCTATTGTCACTGGACAAGGCGTACAGGCTCTTATGGGTGCATTTGACACCCAGGTTAAATCAGCACAAGCAATCTTTGCTGCATCACTTCGTGATGTAATCAGTGTTTGCTTTGAAACTGATGAACTAATCTTCCCAGATGAGAAGACCATTCGTGGTGTTGACGCTGGCTCCCCATACGAAATTACATACAAGCCTTCTAAGGACATCAAATCTGATTACTCAGCAGATGTTCGTTACGGAATGCTTGCTGGTTTGAACCCTGCACAGGGTCTTATCTTTATGCTCCAGGCACTAGGTGGCGGTCTTATCTCTAAGGATATGGCTATGCGTGAACTTCCGTTCACAGTTAACGTCACACAGGAATTAGAAAAGATTGAAATTGAGAAGATGAGAGATTCTCTTCTTGGTTCCATTACTGCCTATACACAAGCCATCCCACAAATGGCTGCATCTGGCGGAGATGCCTCAGAGGTAGTTCGTAAAATTGCTGCGGTTATCAAAGCACGCCAAAAGGGACAGGCGCTTGAGGATGCGATTGAAGCAACCTTCGCTCCGCAGCAACAGGTTCCTCCTGCTGGGGCAGCATCTATGGTTGAGCAACCGTCCCCTGCTCCCACCGCTTCTCCAGCAGGAGGCGCTCTTCCACCGGAAGCAGCACCACAAGGTATGCCAGGTGAAGCACCACAGATTCAAGGACGTCCAGATATGCAAACACTTATTTCAGCACTTACCTCAAGTGGTAAGGGTTCAGCAAGAGTAACAACTACGTCAAAGAGATAACAAAGTAGGGGACAATGACAACACTTATTGGTATCGAATACGACGATAGTTGTGTCCTTGTTGCTGATAGCAGAACTACGGATGACAGCGGATATATCTACACTCATCCAAATGTAAAAAAGATTTCAGAATCAAATGGTTATTTGATTGCAGGCTCAGGTGAGGTTCTACCTTGCGATGTAGCACAGCATATCTGGGAACCACCAGTTCCAACAAAGTCCGACAAGAAAGATTTGTTTCACTTTGTGATTACAAAGACGATGCCATCGCTTCGTAAATGTCTTTCGTCAAATGGTTTTAACTTTGATGAGCCAAAGACAGAACAAAGATTTCAATTTCTCATAGCATTGTGCGGTGAGATATTTGATATCGACCACGAGTTAGCAGTAAGTAAGAATGTAAGCGGAGTTTACGCTGCAGGTTCTGGTGCACCTTATGCACTCGGAGCACTGCACGCAGGCGCAGATGCTTACGAAGCAATGGAAATTGCATCACAACTTACAGCCTTTACCGCAGGTCCTTATCTATCCAAAACACAATTCAAACATTCTAAGTAGGAGGCAACGTGACTACTGCACCTCAAGACCCCCGCGGCGGATATCAGGTTAACGCACCGCAAAACAATTTTGGTGTTTCTGGCAATGGTGGTAACGGTTCAGCCGACGGTGTTCCAAACATCAACTACACAGGCTTTGCATATGGAGAAAACAAAGTAGTAAACGATGCTGCTAACTCAGGACTTGCTATGGGGCAACAGAGTTCAACTCCTGCAGGTATGCCACTTCCTAGCGTAACTCCTATCACTGCACCTTCAGAGACACCTGACCGTCCCATTACATATGGTATGCCTTTCGGTGACGGGGCAGGTTCAGAAGTTAACCCACTTCCTGTAGGTATAGTTCAATCTCAAGACCCATCACGTCAGATTATTCGTGCGATGTACCAACAGAACCCACGCAACGAAGACCTTCGTGCAATTGTTGAGACTATGGACTTTGAAGACCAGCAGATGGTGCAGTAGTGGCAGACCAGAAAAAACTTTCTAACACACTTACACAGGCTCAGATTGATGCAGAGCAGGTTTATGTCGCCGCATCTTCTGTAAATCCTTACCAGGCTGAATTAATTAAGAAGAATGCCCAGGGAAATATTATGTCTCCTGGCGTTCTCCAGTCTTTGTCTGCACTAGGTGTAGATGCTAAGTCTGGTGTTGCTGCAAGCATTGCTAATATTGACGCATCAACTCGTGAACAACGTCTTGCTAATCAAAAAGATGAAGCAGTCAAGCGCGAGACAGAAGCATTTAAGAACACTGGCAGAGGGCAATTTTGGCAAGGCGTTAAATCTGTAGTGCGTGGAACAACCACAATACTTGGTGGAACATTCAACTGGTTAAACGCTGAATGGCG